TGTGAGTTTACTTCGCACGGTTAGTCCAGGAAGGTCACGCAGAGGAGGCAGGGGAGCCTCCAAAGCACGACCAGACAAACCGGTAACGGTAAGTCGTGACAAGTTAGGAGGAATCCTAGACTTGGCACTGGTCAGCGTCGTTGGGAGCCGGAAGGCCACCCAAGACGCCGGATACGTAGCGTGGCGTGATTGCCGCGTTCGTATATATGAGCGTGAAGGAGACGGATATCTTCTCACGTTCAAAAGGCTGTTAGGACAGATCGTCCGTAGCAGTCTTGATGGCACGGGACCTTGTAAAGGGCTCCGTGGCCATGTACTCCCTCCATCGATCATCGATGTGAGAGGAGTCAAGCTCTTGCAATACTGTAAAGTAGCGCGAGCGCTTCCGCGGCCTTCTAAGCTTACGCAAAAGAAGGCAGTGTTCGATTGGAAGTACTTGATGGTACAACCAACCGAGGATTTGCCAATTGACCGTGAGGTCAAGAAGCATATCACGAAGATTTGCGGGCGTCTGCCCAAGAAACCTTCGAAAGTAAGAGTCGGACATTTCGTGTCCGCCTCTTCTTCACTTGGCGCGACTCGCTCGGAAGGCGGTCGTACCAGGTATACTAAGGACAAAGGTCTTACGATCTCTGCTCTTAGCCACTGGGAGCACTACCTTCGACAAGGTGTGCTTCCTGTTCCGCTTGATGACCGATTACTCGATCAACAAGCAGCTGCCATTGATGGTGACGGAAGTCATCCAAAAATGGTCGACGTCCGGGTCCTGGCAGTGCCAGAACTCGGATGTAAGTGTCGTGTCGTCACTATCAATGACGACCGACAGATCGCGCATGCGCAAGCATGGCGCGAATCCCTCTTCCCTGAACTGTTGTTCAAGGTAGGGGGAATGCCTACCTCCCAGTCCCTAAAGGACGAGGAGATGGCCGAGATTCACTTTAGCTTTCCAGCTAATGATGAACCTTTGTTCGTATTCTCTGCTGATTTCAGCAAAGCTACGGACATGCTCACGCACACGGCAATCCGCTATGTGTGTAAGCTTCTGGCTATTCCCGAAGAATTACTTCTCGGGCAGTCAGTCATGGGGAAACCTCTTTCCAGAGGTACCCTCATGGGGATGCCACTAGGTTGGACAGTAATGTCCCTAGTGCATCTAGCATGCGCGAGGAGTGTAGACTCCCACGGATGCTTTCGGATCAGAGGTGATGATAACATCGCCTATTGGTCCGCTCGGCAGATTTCTCTCTTCAAGGAGAGGTCCGCCGCTGTGGGACTACATGTCAATGACAAGACAATAGTCTCACGGGATAGAGGCGTCTTCTGTGAAGGCGACTATATCCTTGTTCACCGGGGTTCTCGTAAGAAAACACCGGCGAAAGGTCCAAGCTACCGCGCACGCCGCGTGGTACTTAGACGTCTACCGACGTTCTCGCTGAGAGCGCTGGTAGAAGATGCGATTGCTCCGCTAGCGGAACAACGTCGCATGATCGCTAGAGGTGTCAATCCCGACATCTATAGCGAGTGCCAACAAGTAGCCCATAAAGGCTACATTGAATTGGCTGGAAAGATGGGCATAAATCCATATGCTCCATCCTTCATCGGTGGTCTTGGTATCCTTACGGACCCAAGCCACCGTTTGGATAGCGCTTCAGCAAGACTGCTGAACGCTGTCCACAACGGCATTAGGATCAATCACGGTCCTTCTGCCGGTGCGTTCGGATCCTTCCAGCGGAATACGTCCGAACTTCTGTCCAGTGTGCCTTACAGGGCACGCCAGGACAGTGAACCCGAAGTCGACCCTAAAGTCGATCTCCGGATTCCTATTGCTGCGCGGATGATTGCCGACGCAGCAATACTTGACGCTTCTGTGGGATTACTCCCACGGAGCGGCACTAGTCGTCCAACACCCGGAAGGGTGCTTCGCGACTTACGCAGGTATAAGGCTTACGCCTTAAGACTTGCGCCTAGCAAGGC